GTGTGCAGCTACACGAAACTCTAGCTGTGCAAAGTCAGCCTCTAAGATGTGTCCACCTTCCCATCGTGATACAAATACTTTCTTTACAGGGAACGTACCACCACGAGGCATATTCTGCATATTCGGATTACGTCCACTGAACCTACCTGTAGCTGATATGTGTTGTGTCAGTCCAACGTGCAGCAAACCATCAGGTTTAGTGAAGATACTGATACCCTCTACGAATGTAGATAGGTACGATGTCAGTGCAGATAATCTCTTAACGTCTTGTATAAATAAGACTGCTTCATTCATATTGTTGTTACGTGCTGTGCTTATGAGTATGTCGAGACTATCTTTGCCTGTCTTGAAACCATTAGCGTTAACCCAAGACTTATCTCTAGGTGATAACTTAAACCCTGCCACAACTCCTGTGTCTAACAGTAAGTATCCTTTTGCATTACAGTCTGGACAACCACTAGGCTTTTTAAAGTTACTACCATCTTTCTTTATTTTAAATACTTTACCTTTTCCTTTACACTTAAAACACATCTTAGCTTTAGTTTTACTTAGTATAGTACTGTAAGTACTAAGTGTATCTCTAAACTCTTCAGGTGATATAGACTCAAATGTATCCACCCAAGTTTTTTTGTCAATGGGGGTGCGACTAAATAACACTTTAGACATTTGTTCACCACTGTTGAGATTGATTGGTGTGTCACCCATGTACTTGCGTACTGTAAGATTGAGTCTGTCTTCTATCGCTACCTTCTCGTCTTCAAACTCTTTGCGTACACTCTGCAAGACATCTGCATCAATCTTTATACCATTCATATACATACGAGTAAGTGTTTTGCATACCTTGAAGGTTATGTCTCTGACGTTGTGCAAAGTTTGACTTTCAGCAGTAGCGTAGTCCTTTTCTTGACTGTGGTATAATGACGCAGTGGCATTTAAGTCACATCTTAGGTAATGATCTAGCTCTTTTATGGGTATCTCATTCGTATTGTATCCATCTTTGTAGTATTTCTTGAGCGTGTCGTCCTTCTGATGATCTAATTCACGATACTCTGCACACGCTTCGAGACTGAGAGGACGTTTTTGACCCCTAAGTAGAAGATATTCAGCTAACATTGTGTCATATATGTCACCATCGTACTTAAAACCACTAGCCCAAAGCCACATCAAGTCATGTTGTGCGTTGTGCATTACAACTAGAGTAGCGTTATCTAACACAGCTTGTAGTTGTCTTGCCCGGTCACCCGATATGTCTTGATAGTCAACGTGATCAAACGTCATAACGTACTGCTCATCAGAGTTATCTAGGTTCTGTATACCTACCTGTGTTAATGTATTGGTAGGCTCAAAGGGATCAAGGTGTGTCTTACCATCTCTCTTTGTTACTGTGTTCTCTACATCTAGTACTAGTCTCATTTGTTTATTATCTCCTTATGTGTTTTATTTAAATAATTTAGTGCATTCTTAATACCTTTAAGTGTATCTCCTAAAACTCCTATACCAAGATTGCAAGTAGGACATAACCAACCCCTAAACACTTCAGTATCGTGACAATGATCTAATACAAGTTTATCTGTCTTTATATGGCAACACTCACAATGTCCTTCTGGTGTTGGAGAAATAGCTCTGAGTTTTTTTATTACTTCGTTTGCGTGACGAGAACAGTCTTTGCATTTACTGTCTCTAGAATTACGATCTCCTGTAGCTCTACGATAGAGTCTAAAAGAACTTATAGGCTTTAAAATATTACATTTTTTGCACACTTTAGATGAGCCTTCTATTTTATGGGGCAGATTTTTAAAAAGATCTAATTGCATTTAGTGTTCCTTAATATCTATGCTGAGTACCTAGCTGTATCTCAACCGTTATGCGACCATGCCACCCACCTTGTAACTTAGTCTTAGATATAATCAAGTGTCTCTCTGGATCTTTGTCACCACTATCGTAGTCTACTCTGTTCATTGATATGAGTATCATCAGGTCTGTCTCTGCGGCTTTACCTGTCTTACTACCTTCAAGCATGGACTGATCTACGTTGACTACATTCTGTGCTGATGCAGATAGCTGTGACATATAGAAGATAGCACAGCCGTACTGTTTAGCTATGTTACGTGCATGAATGGCGGCATCCTTTAGATAGACATCAGACTTATCACTAGTACGTGAGGCAAACTTATCACCCATGTCTAGTACAACTATGTCTGGCTTGTATCCTTTGATGACAGCTTCAACCCACTCCATCGTTTTACCAGTGGTATCTTTTAGTACAAGCTGATCAAGTACAGGGTTGTACTTTTGTGCAGCTTTAAGTGGATTAGCTACAATCTGTTTACTTGTCATTCCTGTAGCGGCATTCATGTATCTTTCACCTACTCTATCGTAGGATTCTTCGTTGACTAACACCATACATTTTGCACCTTGAGAAGCGAACCCCCCTTCAGAGGCTATAAGAGAGGCGTGGAAGCTTGTCTTTCCTGTGTTAGGTCTTGCACCTACCATAATTAAATGCCCCCCACTCACGCCTTCTATTCTGCGACCAAGGCTAGGAATGTTAAACTTCCACTGTGCTTGTTGTTGGTTCATTTTGAGTAGCGTATCCATGCTGATGTCATCCCATTCAACCTTGAGGTTAGGCATGAAGTCATCTTGATAGTCTGTGATTACATTACGTATAGCTTCTAGGCTGTGAGACTTACCATTTACGTAATCCAATCCGATGTTAGCTATCTTTTCTCCTACTACTCGTTGGAATAGTTTAGATAAAACATCTGTAGCTATGTCATTACTAAGAGGTGTCTCTCTATCTATCTTTCTAAATAGATCTCTGAAGACTTCTTTGTTTGCAGTAGTCATTGTTCCATTGTTAGCATAGAACAAAGCTTCAAGTGTAGCTGTAGTCAAAGACTTCTCATACTTTTCCATAGCATACTCAAGCGTCTGCTTTATCTTACGCAAGTCTTTTGTAAATAAATTATCAGGAAATCTTATACCTTTATGTTGGTCGTAGATGTCCTTGTCCATCATCGTTTTAAGTAAGGCTAGTTCGTGCATCATTGTGTGTACTCCTTTAGTTTTAATACGTCTTCTTCTTTTTTGTATTTAATGTCATCTTTCAACATCATAACCATTGTGTTAATCCCTGTCCAAGATTCAATCTCTTTCTTATACTCAATACTCTTATGTGTAGCGTCAAAATCAAGTGCTACAATAATCTTTGTGTAGTCTTGTAAGTATTCCATATGATCGTAGTTTATATTAGTACCTAAAATTGCTATGCCTGTGACATTTGGACACACCTTTGCTACAGTGATAGCACTGATAACATCTTCTACTAGTACAACTACTCCGTTTGGCTTACCCATACATCTACTAAAGACAGTAGCGTTGCCTGTGTACCTATACCATTTAGGTACAGCACGACTAGCATAACCATTAAGTGATCTACCAATCGCATCTATTAACTTTCTGTGCTTATCTCGTATCAAAAACACAGCACGATCTTGTCTTACATCATACATTACATCTAAGTATTCGTTCTCTAATCCCCATCTAGATATAAATCTATGGTAGTTAGTTTGAGATGGTTCAGGATAAGTGATGTATTCAGGTATATCAAATGTCGGTATCTCTACTTTTCTAGTCTCTTTTAGATCGGATAATCTACTGGCTACCTCATCATAAGATAAGTTAACTGCTACAAAGCTAGGCTTTAAATCACACCCAACCTCTGTCCTAAAACAATTATATTTTACAATACCACTTTCATTTGTTGCAGTAAAAGTATTCTTACCACACATAGGGCAATCAGATCGTATTGATTCCCCATCGGATAGCTCAAGGTCTTCAACATAATCTCTAATGCTTATCGTCATTCTTAAATCTCCTTTCTAGTGCATTAGTTGCACCACTAAATGTGTTGACAAGATAAGGCTTGACACTCTGAGGTGACTGATGACCTGACACTTGCATGATACCGACTAAGTCTACCCCTGCTTCAACCATTTCAGTTATAGCTGTACGCCTTAGATCTCTTGCTTGTAACTCTTGAGGTAGATTAGCTTCGTCCTTTACCTCATTGATAAGTATATGTATTTCATCAATCGTGTAAGGTGAGTAAGTACCTGTTATAGGTTTAGTTCGTGGCGCAACGTACTCTTGAAAGTCGAAGTCTTCCTTCTGTACCTTCAACATTTTGACTAACGAATCTCCTATAGGCAAGTGTACATCTGCTCCTCGTTTGCTTTGTTCGTAGTCCATGCGTTGCTTATCTAAGTCGAGTGACTCCCACTTGAGAAGACGCATATCACCTACACGTTGTGCTAACTCATAAGACATATGAAAGATCAGCCCTATACTACGCCACTTAAAATCAGAGTAAGCTGTATCTAAGAATAGTTTTACTTGATCAGGTTGCCACATTACTTTGCGTGGTTTTGTTTTAACTTTCTTAACGAGTGCCATTGGGTTGTGAGGTATAGCTTCATATCGAATAGAATAGTTTAATACTATACTAACACACGTAGCTATGTAGTTAGCGGCACGAGTACCTGAGTTCACGAGCCAGTCATCATACGCTACAGTTAAATGCTTATAGCGTACATCTTTTAATTTTATATTACCTAACATCAGATTGCCTGATACTTTAGTTGCACAAGCTCTTGTTAAGTTATTAGCGTAGTCCTTCTGACTCTTATACTTGAGAGAGCAGTATGAAGAGCTACCCCTATAAGAGTTACAGGCTTGAGCAAAGGTTGATGTAGATTTAACTTGATGTTTCATAATACTCCTCTGTTGTTATAGTTTTAATTCTAGTTGTGTTGGTGCTGTAACCTCTTGTGTCTTCCCACCTAAATGCCACCCATATTTTTTACTGAGATGTTGTTGCTGTGTATGTATAGAGTGACAGTTAGCACATATAAGTCTACACTTTCGTATTTCTTTTTTTAGTTCTCCTCTACCTGCACTCATCATTTTAGAAATGTCTCTAGACTTATCGTGAGGGTTTATGTGATCAAAGTGTAATCCCCAAGTACATTTGTTCCAACCACAAAGAATACAACCTACTAATTTTTTGTATCTACTAACAAACTTTTTATTTCTATCACTATGTTGTTTCTTTTGCTTGGCTTTTTGTTTTCTCTGATTTTTCTTTGCTTTGTCTGAACACCAGTGTTCTCGTATACACGGCCCGATATGTGAAGGCCTATGATAATACTGATTAAATGTTTTGTTGTCTTGTTCTCTGGTATCTCCTTTCTTTAAGGGTAATCCAATCTTTTTAGCAGTCTCAAAATTTATATAAGTCTGTTGTTTTAAACCGGGATATTTTGTTTGCCACTCCCTGTACTGATTTACTTTAAATTTATTCCATCTTTTTTCTCTTTCTTTACGTCTGCTACACATCTACTTCACTACTCTTAGATGTGACCTATCACCTTTAGGTTTAACTGGTGGGTCACGTTGAAGTGAGTTCTCTATTATTGCAACTGATGCGTCAGCCATAGCGTACACTAGACGCAGTGTCTCTATTCTTAAGTCATCATACAACTCAGGGTGTTCTTCTTCTAAATCAAACTCTGGTTGTTCAGTACTTATATAAGTAGTTATGTCATCCCGATAGTCTCCTAAGTGTTCAGCTACTGCTTCAGCAAATACATCAGATACTATAGGCATGAAGTGATAGTCTTCTTCATCGTAATGAACTATTGCGTAGTGTACTTCTGGTAAGTCTTCATTCGTCATTGTCGTCTATCCTTTCGATTGTTATGGAGTCTGATAGTGTGCCGAACTCTTTGTACTGTCCTGCATAGTAGTCTCCGTAGTTAGCTATGTGCCTGTATAACTCGTAAGGGTCGCCAGAGTCAACTAGCACACCCTCATGTCTAAAAGTTATATTGTATTTAGGTATCGTCTTTTCCTTTCTTAGTCTTTGCTATTGTGTTTATGTTTTGATCCATAGTTTCTAGTACACCCATCAGATCTTTAATAATTTTATCTGTATGTTGTATCCTTTCCTCTATAAATTTTATCTTAGCATCTATGTGCCTGACTTGTGTCGTCAAACTTAGTCTCTCATGTGTATCAAAGTCTATCATTGTAACCACTCTGGCCTTTCTCTGTTCTTGTTCCATCTAGCAAAGCCCATCTTATCACGCTTGTAGAATGCACGATAGGCTTCAACAGGATAGTTCTCCTCTGTCTTACAGTCATCATGCCCACTGAAACACTGAGGGTGCGGTGTCA